CCAAATATTACCTCATCTACACTAACATTTCCAATTGGACAGCATATCCAGGAATAAGTATGGCTCAAATCCCAACACTAAGAGAGGGCCAAGGGAAGCTCTACGATTTCACGCTCAACGGCATGACAGTGACTAGAGACACAGTCAACACTGTAGTTGCTCTGGAGTTTCTTGTCAATGCAGGTCCGGATTTGCTTTCCCTAACAATTGGCGAAGGCCTCTCAGAAGAAACAAAGTTTAAACACCTGCTTGTTAAGCACGCCGGCATGACCCGAAAGCGGATAGAGGAAAGGCTGGGACGAATCTCGAGGCGAGTCAGTGTGACAGTCGACGCAATTATAATAACAAACCGCAAGGGTCAAAGATTTGAATTCAATCGGAAGCAGTACCTGGATATTGCCAAACAAGCTATGAAGCTTAAGCTCCCTGGGATTAACTGTGTCGACATACCCACTGCGCTCGCTTTTCTCGAGGAGGTCCTGGCAACTGCTTTGAAGGACACTGAAGGTTCACAAGATGACAGGATGGCCCTTAAGGCAGACACTTCTGCTGCTATCAATCATTTCCGTGAAATGCTTAAATAAAAAGTGAGTCTTCAGTGTCATTTTCCCCAGGGAGGTAAGCTACTCCATTTGTGTAATGATGAGAAAAATTTGC